CATTCAACACATCATTTGATTCTTCAGATACAAACTACATTAGTAAGGTGTTTGGAAAAGGTAACTTCTCTAAACCAAGAAATGAAGTTCCTGTATTCTTAGAGGAGGTATTCCAAACAACGTTAAATGATTCATACAATAATGGATATGTTAGAGGATTGAATTCTTCATTAACTGCATTACCTGAGGCGAGAGGTTTAGATACAACATCTATTGGTTGGTATTTGAATACTTATCAAACACCTTCAACACCTTACGTAGTTTCAGAATTACGTGGTAACACAGTTTACAGATTATTCAAGTTTGTATTAATTTCTGACGGTAGTTCAGCAAACAGACAAGTTAAAGTTTCTATTGCTAACATGCAGTTCAGTAACGGTACATTCGATATTATTGTTCGTGACTTCTTTGACACGGATGAAAATGTTATCGTATTAGAAAAATTCACAAACTGTACGTTGAACCCAACTCAAAACTCATACGTAGCACAAAGAGTAGGTACATCAAACGGTGAATACGAATTGAAGTCTAAATATATTATGGTTGAAATGGATGAAGACCATCCTGATGATGCACTTCCTTGTGGATTTGAAGGTTACAACTTCAGAGAATACTCAGGAGTTAGAAATCCATTCCCTGTTTACAAAACTAAATACTACACACCTGGTGAGATTGTTTACAATCCACCATTTGGAGCTTCTTCAGGAGCTGACAACGTAGTAAGAAGTGCGGGTGACAGAGTTAGAAAAACTTACTTAGGTTTCTCTTCAACTGTAGGTATTGATGGTGACTTCTTCGAATATAAAGGTAAACAAGTTCCAACAACTTCTGATGGTAATGGTACTGATTGGCCAGTAATGACCAAAGGTTTCCACATGGACTCAGGGGCTACTGTTGTAACTATTTCAGGTGGATTTACATCTTCAGGTACATCAGCATTTGATGTAGGTGTTACATCGTTCCAATCTGACCCAAATAATAGTACAAACGCATACTACTCATTGGCATCAAGAAAGTTCACACTTCTTGCACAGGGCGGTTTTGATGGTTGGGATATCTACAGAGAATATCGTACAAATGGAGATTCATTCTCACTTGGTAACACAGGATTCTTAAAAGGTAACAGTTCAACATCAATTACTTATCCTGATTCAACAGGTTGGGGTTACTTTAAACCAATCACAGGACCTAACCAAGAACAATGGGCAAACACTGACTACTACGCATACTTGTGGGGTCAAACAACGTTTAATAACCCTGAGGCTGTAAACATTAACGTGTTCACTACACCTGGTATTGATTTTGTTAACAACGCATCGTTAGTAAATGACGCAATCGAAATGGTTGAGACAGACAGAGCGGATTCAATCTACGTGATGACTGCACCTGACTACGATATGTTCTCACCAAACACTGCGGACTTTGATACTCAGTTTATTTACCCTGAAGAATTGGTAGACTTATTAGACGATTCAGGTATCGACTCTAACTACAGTGCAACTTACTACCCATGGATATTGACGAGAGATACAAACAACAATACTCAGATTTATCTTCCACCAACAGGTGAGGTTGTAAGAAACTTAGCATTGACTGATAACATCGCATTCCCTTGGTTCGCATCAGCGGGTTACACAAGAGGTATTGTAAACTCAGTTAAAGCACGTAAGAAGTTGACACAAGATGACCGTGATACATTATACAAAGGTAGAATCAACCCAATCGCAACATTCTCAGATGTAGGAACAGTAATTTGGGGTAACAAAACTCTTCAAATTAAAGAATCTGCACTTGACAGAATCAACGTTAGAAGATTGTTATTACAAGCTCGTAAGTTGATTTCTGCAGTTGCGGTTAGATTGTTATTCGAACAAAATGATGAGAAAGTAAGACAACAGTTCTTGGATTCAGTTAACCCAATCTTGGATTCAATCCGTAGAGATAGAGGTTTGATTGACTTCCGTGTAACAGTATCAAACACTCCTGAAGATTTAGATTCAAATACCCTAACAGGTAAGATTTATCTAAAACCAACAAGAGCTCTTGAATTCATCGATATCGAATTCTTGATTACTCCAACAGGAGCATCATTCGAAAATATCTAATAGATAATAAACACAATATAAGGGGGGTTCGCAAGTTCCCCCCTTTATAGCCTAAAAAAGACAATAATGGAATTTAAAAAGAAAAACTTAAACGAAGCGTTAGAAATCAAAAGTACTGGTAAGAAGACGTTTTCTGAAAAACCACAAAACATTGTTGTATCAGAAGAACAATTAGAAAGATTAATTACTAAAGTTTCTAAAGAGAAGTAATGAATATACGTAGAATAATAAAGGAATACGCTGAAGAGAAACAATTAAGAGAGGGTTTTGATGAGGCGGGTGAACCAGATTTAAAGTATTATGCTTTTGACTGGGATGATAATATTGTGACAATGCCAACACAAATCGTTTTACAAGATAATAATGGTAATGAGGTTGGTATGAGTACAGAAGATTTTGCTGAATATAGAGAACAGATAGGTAAAGAACCTTTTGAATATAAGAATAAGAAGATTGTTGGATATGCTGGTGACCCTTACCGTAATTTTGGTGTAAAGGGTGACAAAGCCTTTATTGTCGATGCTATGATGGCAAAAACGGGTCCTTCATGGAACGATTTTGTTGAAGCAATAAATGGGGGGTCGATTTTTTCGATAATCACTGCGAGGGGACACCACCCTGATACTCTTCGTGAGGCGGTTTATAATATGATTGTAACCGACCATAATGGTATTAGTAAAGAAGAGTTATTAAGTAACTTAAAAAGATATCGTGAATATTTTGATGAAACAAAAATGAGTGACAAAGAGATGATTGACTTCTATTTGGACTTATCCAAGTTTCATCCTGTGACATATGGTGAGGGTAGTGCTGCTAATCCTGAAGAAGGAAAGATTGTAGCATTAAGAAACTTCCTTTCGTATGTTAAGAATATGGCACAAGAGTTGGGGGAGAAGGCATACTTTAAAAACGATGTTAAGAACAATTTTGTTCCTAATATAGGATTTTCTGATGATGATGCTAGAAATATAGAAAAGATTAAAGATTTTCTGGATGCAGAAGATAAAGATAAACTAGTTAAGACTTATTTAACAAAAGGAGGAGAAAAACAAGAAGTTTAATATATTTCAGTAAATCTGGGCACATTCTATGTGTAATTGATTTCTAAAATAAAGTAAATAGAAAATTTTTTCGAACTCATAATATTTATAATAAAATAAAAGAAACAAATTTAAAACCAAAATACTATGGCTGATTTATTAATGAAAATGCCCACACCGTATGAACCAAAAAGAAAGAATCGATTTATACTTTCTTTCCCTTCATCATTGGGTATCAATTCTTGGTACGTTGAATCGACTTCACGTCCACAGGTAACGATTGGAGCAACTGAAATTCCATTCTTAAATACATCAACATTCGTTGCAGGACGATTTAACTGGAACACTATTAACGTAACGTTCCGTGACCCAATCGGTCCTTCAGCATCACAAGCTCTTATGGAGTGGGTTCGTTTACATGCAGAATCTGTTACAGGTCGTATGGGATATGCCGCAGGATATAAGAAAGACTTAGACCTTGAAATGTTAGACCCGACAGGTGTTGCAGTTGAAAAATGGATTTTACAAGGTACATTCTTGACTGACGTTAACTTTGACTCATTAGGATATAGTGACGAAAACTTAGCAACAATCACGGCAACTCTTCGTCCTGATAGATGTATTTTGGTTTACTAATATAGTATTTACGATAAAAATAAATGTCATATATTTAACCATAGGGGAAACCCTATGGTTTTTTTTTAAATAAAAGTTATGAATACAGCAGAACAGTACGGACAAATGAACATGAATTTACCACATGATGTGGTAACTTTACCTTCGGGTGGAAAATTTTATAAAAATAAAAAGTCATCTATTAAGGTGGGTTATCTAACCGCTAATGATGAGAACATTTTGATGTCACCTAACATGATACAAAGTGAGGGTATAATAAAAACTTTGTTAAAACAAAAAATTTATGAACCAAACTTTAACGTTGAAGAGTTGTTAGATGGTGATGTTCAAGCAATTTTGTTATTTTTAAGAAACACAGCTTTTGGAACTGGTTATAAAATAACCACTATTGACCCAATAAGTAAAAAAGAATTTGAGGCTGAAATACAATTAGATGAAATTGATTTTATGAAAACGGAAATTGAACCTAATGAAAAAGGATATTTTCAGTTTGAATTACCTACATCTAAAAAAGTTGTTGAATGTAAATTACTAAATATTGGTGAACAAGAAGAAATTGATAAAATACAAAGTTCTTACCCAAATGGTATGGTTGCACCTGTGGCAACAAAAAGATTAGAAAAACAAATTGTTAGTATAGATAACGATGATAATAAACAAAATATATCTGTGTTTATTACACAAATGCCAATTTCAGATGCTAAGTACATCAGACAACAATTAAGGTTGGCAGAACCTCGTCTTGACTTGAGAAGAGAAATTTTAGCCCCGTCAGGAGAAAAAGTGAGTGTCAATGTCACTTTCGGGGCGGAGTTTTTTCGACCTTTCTTCTGATTATAAAAAATCTCAATTAGACGAATTTTATTTTTTGGTGAGATATGCAAATTTTTCATATCTTGATATGTTAAACATGCCTGTTTTTGAAAGAAAATATTTTGTAAATAAAATCGTGGAAGAATTTGATAGAAAGCAGGAAATGTATGAGAAACAAAAAAATAAACAATAATCTATTTATTATTAAATAATAGATAATGTTTTTTGAAGATAATAATGCGGGAACTGGTGCTAACACAGGACCATTTGCAAGTCCAAATAATAGTGGTTCTTTTATTAAGAATGCTGGTGTTGCTGCTGCACAATCAATTAAACCTGACGTTTTAATTGAAGGTTTAAAGGCTGTAGAAAACCAAGCAAAAACAATGGCAAGTTCCGTATTTGGTCAATACGGTGCTGTTTCTCGAACTATACAAAAAAGTTTAATTGAATCTTTTGACACAACAGTTCAGATAGGTGCAACTTTAGAAGATAACGTTAACATTTATAAGTCAATTTCATCA